TGGAGGAGTATCCGAAGCTTCTGTATCCGCAGCGGCTGCGCCTGCATCAGATTCTCCTTTATCTCCTTCTTCTTTAGATTGTAAGAACTTAATAGCTGGATCGTTACCGTCTTCCTCAATTTGCTTAAATCTATATGTACCTTTAGCATCATCGACAAGTTGTTTTTGTAGATCAATCATGTCTTGATCTGATAGTCCAAAGACATTTTCATAAATCCATTTTTTACTAAAGAATTTATTTTCTTGCATGTCTTTGGAAACCTCGACTTTGCTCTTCCAAACGTCAATCTTTTCTTTTTCAAATATAGTAGATGGATTTGTTAATTCCAATGTAAAGTCAACCAATGACTCATCTCTATATCCCTGACTATATAAATGAATAACTGCAATCTTATTCAACTCACTAACAATAATACGTTGAATACGTTGAATTGTACGAGCGAAACGAATGTCTTCTGCTGCCAATGTAGCTTTACCACTTAAACTTTCATCATATCCCAAAAATGCTTTTGGAATCTTAAGTGCTGCCATCATTTTGTTACGAAGATATTCGATATCGTCTGTGCCAGTCCATTCAAGACCTGGCAAATTATCAATACTCGTACCACTATCACTGCCACGAACAGGCAAGAAGAAATCTTCTACCATGTTTTGTAAATTAAAACGTAAATTGTAATCGCCGGTTTGTTGATCCAAATATGGAGTTTTTTTCATTTGGGTCATGATTCTCTCCATGTGATTATCAACTTCATTTGGAGGAATATTACCAATATCAACTTTGAAAATACGTTTTTCAGGAGCGCGCATGATACGATGAATTAACATTGCGTCTTCCATCAAACTCAATTGTTTCCAAACACGACGGGCACCTTCCAACATACTCTTACCATATGGCAAGAAGTTACTGTCACTCAACAAACGAAAATGTGCAATTTGATAATTTTCCAAATCTTCAATCTTATTTCCGTATGGCAAATTAACTTGGAATTTTACAAAGTTTTTATTAGTTATGTGTGCATTTTCTACACGGGTTACATAATAAGTACTTAGTGGTTCTACCATGTATACACCATATTCAGGACTAATATGCAAACGTAGATAAAAATCTCCATACTTAACCATACAACGAGTCCAACTCCATAAGTTAAATTCTATGTTTAAAATATCATAGAATAAGTTATGCAATATGTTCTTGATTTCATCATTGGTAGATTTGATTTGTAGAATATCTCCCAATTCATTTCTTGTAGTACATTCATCAGCATAAATGTCCAATGCAGATGCAAGAATCGGATCCATATCCATTGTATCATAATCACGAAATAGTTCTACACGACTACTTTGATATGATAAATTGAAATCTCTTGTATATTGATTATAGGAGGTTGTGCGTAATCTATTAAAACGATCTCTTAAACTATTACGATCTGTAGCGTATTGAATTTCATCAGTGTCAATAACTTTTAGTTTCTTACCGCCAATATTGCGGACGATTACGTCGTTCGAAAATAGACGTTTCAAACGTGCAAATAATGAACGATTTCTTAATTCCTGAAATGATTGATCTGACATATATTATTCTACTATATAAGTATTTACAACAACCAAGTTAAACTTTCTTTTTTATCATTTACGGTAAAATCCATTGTCTTATGATGATCGGCAATAGGACTTACATCTTTATGCATAATAACTGGACTAGAGACTTTTGATATCTTTGAGATCATTGCTTTATTATAAGCAATTTGATCATTTCTAAGTCTTAGTGCAGTTTCACGCACCCACAAACCAATGCCCATAGACATCACTAAGTCATCATTATAACCTCTCATTGCCTCGGCTTTAGGTCCGTTCCATATAAACACATTTAGTTCTTCAAACAATCTTCTAGACTTCATAATAACTTGTTTTTGTCTGAAGAATAACTCTAAATTACTTACGATTAATGGTCTGTTTTTACTGGTTGTAGTAAATCCCGCAACTAATTTTTTATCTTGAGTATTTAACTTATTACTATATGATTTCTCTACATCTACAATAGTAAGATCTGTTGCGCTATAAAATGTATTCTGGTAATCTCTATCTATAATTTGTTGAAGTGTTCCCCATCCTACGTTATTATTTTCTACGACCAATAAAGCATTGTTATACTCCGTTGCAACGCTAACCAATAGATTTCCATAATCTTTAGTAGTTAATTGTCCTTTGTATTCAGCAACTTGTTCCATGGTTTCAACATCGATTACATGAAATGCACTGAAATCTCCTCCGTCACCTCTAGCGCAGTCTGCCGTTAATAGATAATTTCTACTATAATTTGGATAATCCCATATCCATAAATCTTGATTGTTACCTCGTTTTTCTATGGGATCTTTCAAATAAGTCTGTTTATAAAACTCAAGAACATCTACACTCACAACTTGATTACCAGATGTACTAAAGTCGCAATCACATTCTTGTGCTGCACCTTTTGCACCTGATAGTTCTGTTTGTTTATCTCTCCAAACTTGGTCTCTTTCTGGATGTAAATGCCATGGCAATCTTATAGTCTTGAAATTATTCTTGCCTTCTTCAGCTTCTACCCACGTTTTATGGAAGAAATTACCTACACCGTTTGGCGTACTCAATATAATAGCTCTACCGCCAGTAGATAGTGTATATTGTGCTGACAACCAGATTTCTTCAATACCATCGATGAATGCAGCTTCGTCAATGATTAGTAACGATAGTGCTGATGAACGACCAGCTGTACCAGCAGAGGATACTGCTTTGATTTGTGATCCATTCTTTAAACGAAGTGACAAACGATTGTCTTCCACACATGGTACTTTTAACCAAGATGGCAAGTTATCGTTAGCAAATCTAACTTTGGTAACAATTTCTTTTGCGGTTTCTTGTGTAATACTAATACAAAGAATATTCTTATCGTTGTGGAATGTCATTAACCACAAACTATAAGCCGCTGTAAGAGTACTAATACCCATCTGACGGCTTTTAAGAACGATGTTTAACTGATTATCAACGAAATCTTGTAAAGCCTCTTCTTGGAATGGATATAGTTCAAATCCAACGGTGCCTCTGATAGGATGTTGGATTTTAACGTATTTTTTCATGAAGTATATAGGATCTTCTATACACTTCTTATATTCACTTTTTATTATTTCTCTTAGATTTGGCTGACTCATATTTCTCTTCGTAATCTTTTATCTTAGCATTAATTTCAGTTAAACCGTCGTTGATTTTAATTAAATCATTGGTTACATCCTCAAGTATTTTAGTATAATCTTGTACGCCTTCCCAACGTTCAAACGAACCATCTTCTTCTAAGAACTCTACCGGTTTACCTTGATTTTCTTGACAAAACTTTTGACTTTCTTCAAACTTTTTCTTATAGTCTTCCAAAATACTACGTTCATTTTTAAGATCTTGAAGTTCATTATATACTTCAAACATTCCCATCATCTTCAATTCGGTTTGAAAGTTTACAAAACAATCATAACAATATCCTGTTTTTGGCCAAACTCTATCATCTAAGTAATTACCCCAACGAACATCCATATTACATTTCTTACAACGTTGTTCGTTGATAATCATCGCTCGTTTTGGAACTCTACGTTTACTACCATTTTTCCAAATCCATTTACGACCTTGACTATCCTCCCATTGTTCACCTTCTTTACGTTTACCGTTTTCCAAATTGGGATCATAACCAACTTGTACGAATGGACGATTACCTTCTAGGTAATCTTTAACAATACCCAGATTACTTTTACCTGATGCTTTTTTCATAACAAATACGTATTTAATTTATTTCTTAAACTTGCTGCCGAGACCTTTTATAATAAAACTTCCTGTAATTTTAAATGGATTTCCGTAAATACTAGAATCTCTTACCACAATTCCTTCGTGTTTATCCAAATCTCCGATTTCACTTGTAGCATTTCTCAACACTTCGTCGCCTAATTTAATTGTGGTTAAATAAACGATTGTATCATTAACTATTTTATTTATATCTTGACCTGGAAAATCCTGGCTAATATTTTTACTATCAACTGCTTTCAAAAATTGTTCGCGGGTAATAAGTGGAGTTTTAAACTTTAATCCTTTCAACCAATCTTTTAGAGACTTAGTTACAGCTTCACCCGTTGGATACAATGTAACTGGTTGTGTTAAAACACTAGCTAGTTTTGGTTCTGATTTGAAAGTAGTGTCAATGCTACCCAACACTTTAAAACCACGTTTCATAGCAACCTTATTTAATTTATTGATATAAGATTGCATTGCTGATTTGTCATATGGTATTTCAACTGCTTCTCTTGATTTAACACTACCGTCTTTACCAAATGTTTTTGGTTTAATTTCTTTTAATCCATGAATAGCTAAAAAGTTTCCAATTTCACCATATCCCAAAACATTGGTTTGACCTTCTACATATTCAACGTTAAATAGTATATTTGGATTATCCAACAATCCTAATGTCTTTAATTCAGATCTTGTAGATGGAATTGCTTCGTCAAATATGTTAATAACATTTGTTCCTATGTTAATAAATCCATGTCCAGTTCCAAATCTTGTTTCTAGATCTTCGGGTCTCATTCCTTTAAGATCCAATGGCTTTGCACTACCACGATCCATCACAAATTGACCATTCACAAGACGAATACTAGCATTTACACCATCAATTTTTACACTACCAGCGCCTTGTTTTAGTGATTTGACTGCTTTTGAAAATACGTCAACTAATTTTGCGCCTGTATTGACAAAATCAAATGGATGTGCCATATGACCTCCGGCACCGCCTTCTTGTATTACTTCATTTAAAATATTATTCAGCTTTATCATATGGTTTTAAAAATGTTTTATCAAATACTCTAATTGCTTTATCATAGGATCGTTTGGTTTCGTCTGTATCATCTTGTGTAAACTGCCAGTTCCAAAATAATTGATCTGGAGTTTGAAATTTATAATATTCACCAAGCACAAATTTTTGTGTATCTACAACTTGTTTTCCGTGCCAGTTTTGACCAACCGCAATAAATCCAGCTTCAATATCTTTTACTATATTCTTTTCTCCCATCGTGGAATGTCTGTTTTCAATCCAAGTCAATCTCTCAATTAACTTTTGGTAGTATCCATTTGCTTGTCCCCATCTTATACTAGCAAAAAATACAACACAGTCACTTTCAAACAATTCTTTGGTAATCTTCCAAAGTTCATCTCCTTTTTCATTTAAACTAGCCCAACAACGATGATATCCACTTGGATTTTTATCTTTATCTTTTAATAAAGCGCCTGCTGCACCGCAGTGATTTCCTCCATATTTCATATTACTACTTACATTACCTTCACATGGAGCTATATTTAAACTGGGTACTTCTATTAGTGTTACTTTCTCTTTACCTAATAGTTCTTGTATTTTAATTGCTAATTGTGTACTCTTGGGAACATCATCTTTATGTTTACTCCATCTATTACTAGTTGTAAGCAATAATACTTTATTTTTAGTTCGTAAATAGTCTATAGTCTTCTTGTATTTACGAGCATAAAGATCCATGTCTTGCTCACTTTGAGGAAGTTTTGCTTCTAATAATAGGTCAGATAAACTAATCATTTGGTTAGATCTTCTAATTTACTTTGCATGGTCATCCCACGAATAACTTCAGGTGTACCGCCATTGTCTCTATTAAAATATCTTTTATAATTACTTAATGCTACGTCTAACTTTGCTTTATCGATGGGTTCGTTTGATATAATATCTTTTATCATCTTTAAATTATTAACAACTAAAACATTTGTATCGTCAATTACTTCATCGATTAATTTTAAAAGAGATGGGTCTACGTTTTCTTTAACTTGTGGTTTAGTTAAATCTTCAACGATTCGTGTTAATAGTATCATAAATATAAATATACCAATCAAATAAAAAACCCCACTTATTTCTAAGTGGGGTTCGTTATTGCGTTTAACTCAACTTATACGTTGAAACTTGCTCCAGTTGGTAGAATGTTGAAGTCAAGTATGATGAATTCAGCAGTTCTAGTTGGTTGGATATAGATTTGACCATATAGAATATTACGATCAATCAAGTCAGGAGTATTGTTTTCAGCATCCATCTTAACTTGGAATGCGTAGATACCGTTACGTTGTTGTACCGATTCCAAATATGGATTTACGATATTCAAGAAACGGTTACGTGTAGAAGCAACGTTTTGTTCGAATACCAAGTAGTTGCTTGAACTTGCGATAAACTTCTTCAAGTTGATCAACAAACGACGAACATTGATACGATCCAAAGCGCTTGGTTGAATTTGTAGAGTCTTTTGACCCCAAACTACGATACCTTGGCCAGGGAATGCTGCGATTGGATTTACACGACCTTCATATAGTGTATCACGTTCACCGTGTGTTACTCTATCGAGTACTTGTACGGCTTGTGGGATACCACCACGGTTTAGACCGGCTGGAGCGTACCATTCAGCAGCAGCATTATCGTTAGCAGCATAAACTGCTGGTAATACTACTGAAGGTGGAACACTGATAATCTTGTTGGTATTAGTATCTAGGATTTTAACCCAAGGATAATAAGTGGCAACATAATTACTGTCGATGTCAGCTACACTGTTGATAGCAGCGTCGATCAATCCTACAGTTTGGTTACTTGCTGGGAATACTACGTTATCCATGATGTAGAAACAGTCTTGACGAGTTCCACACATATCAATTACCAATTCGGTAACATAACTGTGTAGAGAACGGAAGATACCAGGCAATACGATCAAATTGATATCAAACTCATCAGCATTACTTAGAGCAGCAATACATTGTTTGTATGCGATACTACCTGGACTGTTGATATTTGTACAATCTAGACCTTGTGTATTACCAGCGGTAATGTTACTACCTACATTGATTGGAATTGCTGGCCATTGACCTTCAAATCCACCTTGGAATCCAATTACGAATTTACGTAGTTTAACATAAGTAGATTCATTTACAGCGTCATATACTGAAGGAATACTACCGCTCAAACTTGGAGCTAGTAGAGAACCAGTACATGCTGAGGTACCTTGAGCATAATATTTAGCAGTAGATGTACCATAAACCTTATCTTCAAGATCGAAGTCGATATTCAAACCATTACTATCAGCACTTCCAAAATATGGTAGTGGGTTGAAGTATTGTTTTGTGTTGTTATCTACACCAACTCCAAAAGAAGAGGTTGGATATAGAGATTGAATTTCTGAATCTGAACCTGGGACGGCGCCAAATACTGTTCCAGATGGATATTTGCCTGGTGCTAATCCATAGATACTAGCTTTGCTATATTGTACATATGGTACATAAATACTAGCTGTACTGTCGATTGGAGTAGTATAAGATTCAAATCCGTATGGTACACATGCAACTGGATAAGCTACATCTGCCATTTCGATTCTAATATATCTACTCAAATTAGCATAAGTGCCATATTGAATAATCTTACCTGCGTAAGTAATATAAGCATATCTATCGCCAATTCTACGTGCAATGAAGTTTGCACTGTCTGGATCAAGATTCAAGTTTTGGAAGATTTCCAAATACTTAGGCTTTTTATCAGTGTCACTGTAAGCACGAACTCCTAGTGTGAATGAACCCCAATCACTGCCTGGTACTGTGCCTGCCAACTTAACATTACTAATTTCAATCTTGTACTTGCGGTTGCTCAATGTACCATCACTCAAAGTATGAGCTTTGAACAATTGGAACTTAGTTGGTACAGCAGCTTCATTTGCACTACCTTTGAATGGAGCAATCTTTTGACTGTATACCCATGGAGTGTAAGCATTAGTAATACCAAATTGACTGTCGCCAGCGTTTAGATTGGTGCTATATTCGTCTACGAATTTAAGTGGTTCGCCTACAATTGCACTACCTGATAGATTATTTGTACCAATTTGCAATTTCCAACCAAGCGCATTAGTCTTTTCAGCTACGAACTTCTTGATACTGTCTTCGAACAGTACATAGTTGTAAGCAGCTTCTACTTTTTGACCCGCAATTTGTTTATCTGGATTTCCAACGGTTGGATCAATTCCAAATACATCTTTGATATAGTTATTATCATTTTCATTCAAACTGAAATCATAATAACCGTATGTACCTGAACTATTACTACCATTTGGATTTGAGAAACTATATCTCAATGCCAAATTGTAAACATTTTCATTTGGATTGATCAATCCCTTATATGGGAATACACTACTTGTTAATTGTGATAATGTACTAGTATTAAATCCATATACTTCATAATCACTGCTAAATTGTGTAGCAGCATTTTGAGTATTTGCTAATACTGACAATATCATATTTTGACGGCCGTCGATATTTGGATTACATGGATCCGCAACGACTCCTGTACTTGGAGTGAATTTACCGGTAAATTTACCAAATGAACCACTTATTACACCAACAACATATATTTGTGCATTACATCCGCCACTTACACGGGATGACGAAATAGCAGCATTTCTTAGATAAATGGTATCAGATGAAATTAGATCCCCATTTGTGCTTTCAATCAAAATAGAAGTTGATCCAAATGAACCACTTATACCAGCGTTTGTTCCGCCGCCTGCTTCAGATAAAGCGTATTGTAATTTTGTAGATCCGCTATAATTCGTACCTTGTACGCTACTAGATACAAATAGTTTACCAGAACCACTTAAAGTAGCTTGTTGTAAGAATGTAAATTGTATTTGTTTATTTGCATACAATGTACTACCACTTGTGGAATTTGGATTCAAAGTTGGATCTTCAGCTGCTTGTACTTGAAATGTACCAAGAAATTGAGATCCACTATTGATTGTCAATATACCAGTAGTAGTATTGAGCGCTGGTGTATAGTTAAATACACTATTTAAATCAGTGGTAGAAGTATAATCTACAAATACATATGATTTAGTTCTTTGTAGAGCACCCGCACTACCAGCACGTTGCCATATACCTGGTTGAGCATATACAATCAATGGATTCTTCTGCCAGTAACCAGTAAGACCACCTACACGAACAACGGTAACGATACCTTGTTGCTGTAGATATTCTTTAGCGGTATATGGTCCGTAGTATACTCCATCAGCTACACCGAATGTACTTTCCAATGTAGAAACATCAGAAATTGTTGCTGGGAAGAATGCTGGACCGTCTGCAAATGGAGCAACTATGGCTCCACCTATGTTTGCGACTCCTTGGGCTAGTGCCGAAAGGTCATTTTCACGGGTAAAAACTCCCGGACTTACTATATTTTGTGTTGGTGCGAATGTTCCACCTTCTTGTATTGGCATAATTTTAATATCCTTTCAAAAGTTATATTTAATCTATAAATATAATCAAAAAATTCGAAGATGAAACTATTTATTATATCTTTTATTATTTTATTATAATTCTCGTATAACTCGGTCGATTTGTTCTTTTACCATATCAAATGTAATCTTTTTGCTGCATTCAAAGTCTTTTTGTCTTGGGCAGTACATCCAACCACTTAATATGCCATCTTTGTTATTTATGGACGGATCGTTTAAACATCCATGGCATACATTTTTATTAATAACTCTATAACAATTGCTTGTAAATTCATTATACTCATCTGTACAGCCTGAAATTAATACTACTTTTTTATTCAATGACCAAGCTAGCCAGCTTAAACCGCTACTTAGTCCTATGAAGAAAGAACAATTTTTTAACTGTTCTATTCTATATTCTATTGGATAGTTGCCTGTTTCGTTAAATGCTTTCTTAGGAATCGTATTCCATTTTTCTTTAGAGCCAAATACTTCATCTTTATCTATGACATAAACATCGTACCCCATTGATTTTAAATACTTGACTACAGAATCCCAACCAGCTGAATTATTCCAGTACTTTAATTGAGCAGTTGAATGTGTACCTATGCAAACGTATTTTTTCTTTTTATTAAACTTGTGTATGCCTGTTTGTTTTATTGTGGGTATAATTTCTTTATATTCTATACCCAATTGATCACACGCTAACTTTTGAATAGGCACGTTTTTGAAATGAAAGTGTATCTCATAATATTTATCGTATTTCATTTCCATTTTAGGATCAACGAAATAAACATTTGAGTTTTCTGATGTTAAGATCTTAAAATACTTTGTTTTTACGTAAACACTTCCCCCATAAATTTTTTGGTATTCATCTGCATATGGCGAAAAAGCAATGCTATCGCCAAGAGCATCTGTGCAAAAATTAATAACCGTGTTCATTTTTTCTATAAATTACCTTATCAATTTGTTCTTTAACCATTTCAAATGTAATTTTAGAAGAACATTCGAAATCTTTGTTTCTTGGACACCAATCCCATTTACCCGTATCAAATTTAAAACTTGTATCATTCCAACAACTATTGCATACGTTTTTATTATGTACCCTATATGGAGTATAGAATTCTGATTTAGGATCTGAAAAACCTGAAATTAGAATGACGGGTTTATTAACCATCCACGCTAACCAAGATAAACCTGATCCCAATCCTATAAAAAATTCACAAAAATGAAGATCATTTATACGTTCAATTAATGGTAGTTCTCCGGTTTTATCAATAGTACCCTCTGGTATTTTATTATGATAAATTCCACTTCCTATGTTATTTCCTTTATCTATGGAAACCACATCATATCCCAAAGAATTTAAATAAGTAACTACTTTAGTCCATCCGTCTTTGTTATTCCAGAATTTTGCTTGCGCTGTTGATAACGATCCAATACAAACATATTTTTTGTCAAAATTGTTTTTTAGATTCGTTGGCATTGTAAATTTAGGTTTCGTTGATAGACAATCTACTCCTAATATATTACTTGCCATTTGTTGTAAACTTTGCGTTCTCCAATCAATTGCGGCTGTTGATCGATCTTCTGGATCAAAACATCCAATCTTGTAAGAAGCAAAATATTCAGAATTGGAAACGTGATTATAATTGTAAAAATTTATATTTTCGTATTCAGATTGAAATAACTCTTTAAGAGGGGAATAGTAATCTACAATGCAATTATGTTTCTTTTGAAATTCATCTACGCATGGAATCCAAGCTATTCCGTCACCAAGTGCTCCGGACTCATTAACAATTTTCACTCGTTTGCCATTTAAATTGAAATTATAAATTGTACAACTATTTGTTTCCAGATCAGTTACTTCAATTCTCCAATCAACAAAATACTTTATTATGGGTTTGGACCACATATTATTGGAAATTGTGGATTCGTATATAACGTTATTATTTTTGTTATCTATAAACCTCACTTTGTATTTTTTAGAATGCGATCCAACGATTTCAACTTTACAGCCATCATTATAATCAACCAAAATCTTATTAGTACCTGTTCTGACGGGTAAATGTTTAATAGTGGTCTCGGTATAAATTTTTAAAAGTTTATCTTTCATATTAACATTAGCATCCATATTATATCCCAATAACAAATTATTTTCTACTATTTTATTCCAATCTTTTTCTTTAGCTGTTTTTAAAGCTCTATCACGAAACTCGCTATAATTGTTTATGACATCTGTGATTCCATTCACAATTACATTTATATCTCTGGTTATTTTACACAATCCATTTAGTTCATTATTATCTTCAAATGTCCCAACTACTGGTAAACCAGATGCCATAGCCTCTAATAAAGTTAAATTTGGATGACCTGCTTCGGAGATAGAAGGATGTAAAAATATAGTATGTTTTCTATATAATTCTGACAATTCTTTTTCGGAAAGATTATATAATATCGTAAGTTTATCGTAATCCGAATTATAAGATTCAAAGAAATGTCTATTATTGTGAGGACCAGCCACAGTGATTGGAAGATTTAATGCTTTAGCCGCCTCAATCGCATAGGCAAATCCTTTTCTGTCCTCTGATTGATTATGTATAAATCCGTTGTTAGCAACACATAACAGTTTATGATTATCGATAAGTTTATTCGATGATTGAAAAGTAAAATTATTGACTCCGTGGCTCAAATATTCAACGTTTGGAAGGTCAAAATACTCAACTAAATACTTTGCTGGAACAAAAGATTTAATGGAATATTTCATCGCTTTACGGTTTAAATCGAATATGTAAGAATCTTTTCCGTAAATGTAAGCGTGATGATCGTGGAATGAAAAGTAGTAGGGAATTTTTCTTTCGTGTAATTCCAATGCTAAATTTGCAAGATGAACGTGTACAATGTCGTATCTATTAGGATCTATGTCATTTAAATACAAAACGTCACACTTATGGCCTAACTTTTCTAAACAACATTTATATTCCCAAATTATTTTTTCAACAGCTCCCCATCCATTTGGTGGTATAGGATGAATCCCAGTATGAACTTGTACGATTTTCATTCTTTATAGTATACTTATGTTAACAAAAAGTGTCAACTTTTTATTATTTTAGTATTCGATTTTCGACAAACTAGTTTCTTTGGTATTCAGATCTGTAATAGTCAATGTCGATTCTGAATTTGAAATCGAATATTTTTTGTAAAAATCTTTCTCTCCATGTTTTATATAAACATAATTGACTGTATCGGCGTTTTCTATGTAATGAACATTCCAACAATTTATACCGCCGGAGTTCATATATAAAGTATATGTTCCTCCATTTTTATAAATGATGTAAAATTGAATCATTAATCCATTTTCATTTGCAAAATTTCTAGAAGAAAGACCCAATCTATTTTGTATAATTCCGTTGTTATACACATAACACACATCTGTTAACAACCCATCTACTAGACTGAAACAGTTTTGATGTACATTAAAATTGGTATCATAATACAAAGAATTTAGATCGGATGTATTGTGATAGTTAATATTTAATTTCTTATCATTTTTATAATATTCGACCATTAAATATATAAATGTTTCTAGCATTGTGCTTTTATTACAAATGCCTAAATTGCACAATTCTTTCTTGTAATCAGATTCGTTTTTTATTTGACCAAAAACTTCTAAAAACTTCTTACAATCGTAGAACATCAAGTGTACAGAAATATCTGTGTAGTAAGAATATATGTTTCTTATTAAATCAAAATCATAACTTTTGTTTTCTAGATCGTGAATTACATTTTTTATATTTTCTATAGATTTAATTCCAAGTATATCATCGAATTCTATTCTCATTATATACTTAATATTATTTAACGATGCTACTTCACATCCTTTTATCATCGATCTCAAAACTGCTAAACCGTGTTTTTGAACTTCTTTAACTCCTAAATACAATGATAAATCTGGAGTCTTAGTGTAATGATACATTACTTCTACATCGGTATAAGAGTCTTCAAATAATTGATTTTCTTTATCATAGTAAAATATATCTATTATGTCGTAAAATTGTTCAGGCAAAATTTTAGGAGAAGTGATTAAAACTTTAAATCCACATTGTTTAATAAATTTGATATTATCATAAGCGATTTGTTCTAAATTGGGTTTATTTAGAAATAAATGTATGTGTACTATTATATTGTCCATTCTATTTGATAAATTATTTTTATATAAGTTGTATCTGTTCAATAACTCATTGCGCATAGTATTGTTTATCTGATTTTTTTCTTCGACGCTTTTTTTAGAAAACATACTATTATTATGTATTCTATAAATTCCGATACAACTATTTACGTCACAAAACGCTTTTTTATCATTTTTTAAACATTCAAAATTAAGCATCCAGTCGGGATAAACAGATCCGAATATATCTTTATTAACTTTTAATCTTCTAAATATTCTACAAAAAGAAACATAATTTTCTGATAAAAGATTTTCAATGGTTATAATCTGTATAGGACTTGTCATCCAACAATTTTCTGGATATATACGACCCTCCTCTATATATCTATACCCACTGCAATATATATTAAAGTCGTTATTATTGTCAAGGAAGTCTATGGCTCTTTGAAAATAATCATTGTCCGTCAAATAATCATCGGCATCAATATGGCAAAAATACTCACCTTTTGCATTGTCCATTAAAAACAGAATATTATTTAAAACTCCTAAATTTTTGGAACAATCAAATACTCTAACCCTACTATCCCCAACATACTTTTCTTTTACAAAAGATTCAGTGCCATCATTAGATCCATCATCTCTGACTAAAATTTCGAACGCAAAATTAGTTTTTTGAGATAATAACGAATCTAAACATTGCTGTATATAATGTTTATAATTATAACTTAGTAAAAGTATACTTAATTTCATTATTATTTTATAGTCTTTTTAGTTTTGAAGACTGTAAATTCGGTTAGATCCCTATATCCGTTTATTTCTTGTACATCTGTAACGTGTTCTGGATAGTTTTGCATTAACTCCAATCCTCTTGCTGCTAAGAGCGGAAACATATACATATTCCATCCACAAAATTCAATATCGTCTTGTTTATAAAACTTTTCGGATCTACCTTCATACCTAGCACGTTTAAACCAATTTACCGCATCTAAATTGTCTGTCAAAATCATACCACCTTTTCCAATCGCTAGTGGCTTTTTAATATGAAATGATAAACACATGAATTGACCTGGGATATACATGTTGCTGGTCAATCTTTTTGCACTGTCCCATATTGGATATGGTTTTAATTGGTAGAGTCCACTCCAATGATTTGATTCTTCAGTTGTATCAAAAATAACATCTCCGCCTGAATGTATGATGGACATAGGCACAGACAAATATGTTTTCGATGGAATTATAACCTCTTTTACATTTAAATATTTACAACACAAAAACAAAGCATTTGTACAACTATCCACGGACACGGCATAAGGCGCACCTGTATAACCAGCTATTTCCTCTTCAAACATTTGTACAACTTTGTATGGATTGTGAATCGTTTTTTTAGTAGACATATAATTTATATAACAGGCTCAAGTACAAAGTATTTAATTTTAAATCCGCATGACTCAAAAAGTTTTAAACTGGGTAGATTATCATATTTTATTTTGGCAAATACATTAGAATTCGTTTTCAAAAATTCACAGACCATGAACTTGGCTATTCCTTTATTTTTATACTCATGATCTGTACAAATTCTTATATCCCCATCTATCTCCCCTATAAATCCAACCGGAATATTTTCCATTAAACAGATCTTATATTTATCACTATATTTTTTCATATATTCGATTTGTTGTTGTTCGGATATATCAGTTGTTTTTACAAAACCCGATAAATTTCTCGGATCGAGTCTCAAAAGACGAACGAACTGCCAATATTCGCTGGTACAATCGACAAGTTTTAAATTATCTATTTTCATACACAAATAAAACATCATCAAATCTATTTTTAATGTGTCTTAGATCAATTAATTTAGAGTTTGGAGTTCTTTCTGCAAGTTTTAAGAAATAATCATATGCTTCTGGTGCAATGTCTTCTATTACCAGAATACCTCCTGGATTAAGTCTGTTTTTAAACAATTCAAATGCTTTAATTTGGTGTTCTAACATGTGACTTGCATCGTCAACTACTATATCAAACATAATCGGAGATAGTATGGATTCATCACAATTATTTATATCTTTACATACTAATGTTATATTATCATGTCTTACAAGATCATAACGTAAATTTTCAAGTGTAATGTCTATACCGTAAATATTCGATTTACTACCAAAATATTCAGACCAAAGTTTTAAACTTCCTCCGTGACAAAATCCAATTTCCAATAATTTTATATCTTTGTTTCTATATTTAGAAAACAAATTTTCATAAGTATCCAAATATGAATGAAGCCAGAGCTTATCAGTGTCAAAATTATTAATAGTTTGTATTTCTGTTAATGTGAGATCATTCACATTTTCATCTTTATGTGCGTAAAGATAACTACAATTTTTGAAAATATTATCTCCAAATTTTACAGAGTATTTTTGATCTTTTAACTTTTTAATTAGTTTTTTTACTCCGGTAGATTTATCCATTGATTGTAAATCATGATACTCAATTATAAAACTATCGACTTTATTAAAAATATCATCATCCATATTTTCTACGAGTTCATATTCCATACCCTCAATGTCAATCTTGATCAAGTCTACTTTGTCAATATTATTTTGAATAAAGATTTGTTTTAGTGTGATAGAATCAACGTCATAAAAGTTAGATGTATTTCTCTTAGCAGAACTTACTAATGTATTATTTGGATCTAAATACAACCTTAACTTATCATTGTTAGTGGATACTGCCAAATTGTTTAAAGATACTGAATTATTATTTTTGTAGTTCTTAGAAAGAGATGCAAATGCTGATTTATTTGGTTCATAACAAAAAACTTTTTTTGCATTTTTACATAACATGTATTTTGTGAATAAACCAACATTGGCGCCTATATCGATGACAACATTTAAATTGTCTAAGTTTAGACTATTATAAATACCGTCTACAAAAAACTCTTTATAGTTCATATAAATTGGCTCTTCGTTAGTGAAATCTACGATTGGCTTATTTACTGATATATCTCTATATTTTATATTTTTCTCAAACACTAAATTGTTTTCTGAAAATATTTGAATTAAATATCCACCAAACGTTGGTTCGGATGCAAAGTGTGTTATATGAAGTGGTAGAGGAATAGTCCAAAAACTAGTAGACGGGTTTATTAATCCCATATTATTAGAATAGATACACGCTCTTGAATCCATATCTTTGATAGATAATAGACAACTATTCAACGATGTTGATCCAAGATAATCTAATACTATTTTATTTTCTTCGTCCACAGTTGCGACTCTGAATAATTCATTAGAACTGTTACGTGTGTCGGGTAAGAATGACTTTATAATCTGAATATTGTCTTCTTCAGATTGTTTTAACCAAGTTATATTCTTGTATTTATCATACATTCCACAATATACTGGTAAATTATATAACAGTAGAGGTAAATTCCATCCTATAGCTTCTCTAATGACCAATGGACTTGTTTCTTTATCGTTTGCCGTGCCTCTGGAAGTAAAGAGAAAAACATCTATTGCATTGTAAAATGTATCTACATCTCTACGTTCTCCCCACCATTTACAATTATGTGGAAAATCTTTCATCAACGGTTCCCAATAAGATCTAAAATTATCAGCTTGATTTCCAACAAAATGGAATTGTACTGGATAATTTAATAGTTGTTTGGCATATCTAATTATTTCTGCTTGATTTTTTCTAGAAGTAAACAATCCGACATTCAAAAAGTGAATTTTATTTGGATCTAAACCCAAATCATTTAATGCTTTAGTTCTATCCGTCTTAGTTTTGTATTCAATTGGATATTCCACAACATCTGATTTAACTCCTAATGGCGACATTAATTCCTTTTGGTATTCGCTTACAAACGCAAATCTATCTGGAATAAACATCTTATTATTCGGATCAAAGCTACTATCATGAGATGTTTCTATAATCTTGTACGTTCTATTTTCAACATATATACGTTTAGCTACTTCGATATCACAAAAATATTCGGGGAGTTCTTCAAAATGAATTACATCCGGATTTATATTTTTAATATGTTCTATTAAAGTAGACTTATCTTCATACAACGTAATCAATTTGGGGCCTAATATTTCTTTGATTTGATTTCTCTGTACAACTAAAACTCCACCTGTAACGTCTGTGTATTCTATACAATACACTTCATTTGAATCCTTTAATTCTACGATTTTTTTAAGAAGATATTGAGGACATCCTCCTGTGGACAAATGTGGTGCTATAAATAATATTTTCATAGATTATACTATTTATATACTACTTTACTAAATCCATTATCTTTTTTTATTTCAATTTGTTCGTCTACCATATCTCTCATCTGATCCAAATGGCTAATTACCCAAATAAAATCAAATTGATGTTTTAAATATGAGAACAAAGCACCCATCTGACCTAAATGATCGCTATCAGCACAGCCAAATCCTTCATCTATACAAATAATATTTGGTCTTGGTAGATTACTAATATTGATTAATGCTACTCTGATAGCCAAACCACTAACAAACTTCTCCATGCCACTTGCCATTTCTAATGGCCAACGTTTATCGTCATAAACGATATTAGTCATTATGTTCTTTCCATCAGTTTGTAGAGTGATGGTAAATTCTACAATCTGTTGAAGAATGTTATTAACTTCTTTCTCAATTTCAGGTAGAGTCTTAGTGATAATTTCATATGGAATACCATCACGACTTATAATATTAGTATACAACTTATATGCCTCATACGAGTCTTCCAACTCTTTTACTTTGTTTAGTTGATCGGTTGTATTCTTGTATTGAAGCTCCAACTTTCCTTTTTCAGTAGAAGCTGAAAACAATCGACTATTAATATTTTTAATATCTGTTTCAATTGATTTTATAATATTTTTAACTTCGTTTATTTCTTTTAATAATTTAGAGTTGTTTTCAATGATATCTTTGTTCTTATAAAAAATATCAATATTGTCCACAACAGTCTTTAACTTATTCTGACGGGTAATCAAAACATTTTCATCACGCAATATTGCAGTAGACAAAACTTCTCTTGATTTTTCCAATTTAACTTTTTCCGAATTAACTCGTTGGCATTCTTTGTAACGAAGATCTATATCGCCAAATGATTCTAATTTCTTCTTGATAGAATTGTATTCGTCAACCAAAACTTTTCCTTTGTTTTTGTCAGATTCAATCTCTTCTTTTGTTTTGATAGCATCTTTCACGAATACGTTATTAACGCAATAAGTACAGTTTGGATCGTATTTATGATCTTCCAACTTTTTAAGCTTGTCGATTTTATTCTTGACAACAACTTTAAGTTTGTCTATCTCAGATGATTTTTTAACTTCCTCATCTTTGCAAGACTTATATTGCTCGTATTCATCATCGATATTCTCACAAGCTTTTAATGATGATGACAAGTTACTCAGCTGTAATTCTATTTCAGCAAATTTAGTCTTTTTTAGACCAATATCGACTTGACAAGAAGAAATACTGTTATCAAGATTTACTTTTTCTTCTTCTAATACAGTTATATCAAAATCAAATGATGCAGTTTTTACAATGTCATTAGACAACTCTAATAATTTATTGTTATGCGTTTCCTTTGAAGTTTCATACTCTTTGATTTTATCATTGCACTCTGATATTTTGATGTTATTTGAATCAATACTACCAGATACATTCTGTAACTCCTCAATTAACTGATCTTTACTAATATTCTTAAGTAGTGTATTTGTTTCTTTGAATTTATCATTCGCAATTGTATACAACTGATCAAATACAGTTAAACCCATAAATTGGCACAGTAGATCCTTACGTTCAGTTTGACCCAAATCAATAAATGACCCAGATTTGCTATTTTGGATACTCAGAACTGTAAGAATAAAATCCTCATATGTACCAACGTAATCACGAATGATATCATTTGTACTTCTACGAGCTTCTCCATTCAATGGAACTTCTTCGCCATTTTCAATTTTATAAAACTTAACATCAACTTTGACATTTCCTTTTTTATCGGCTTTACCATCTCTTTCGATGAAATAATCTACTCCGTTTACTTCAAAGTTGAACTTACAACGAAAGCTCATTTTCTGAGTATTCAATACATGGACTGCTTTATATCCTTTACTGAATTTATCAAATACGCAAAATGCCAAGGCATCCATGATGCTGGATTTACCACTTGCGTTAGGCGCAAATAATCCAATTGTACCCTTTAGTTTGGTAAAGTCAATTACGTTTCCTTCTCCATAACTAAACATATTGTCAAATTCAAATACTTTTGGTTTCCAACGAATGTTCTTTGGAGCTTTATCTTTTGGAATTTCCAAATTAATGGTTTTGTTCAACTCTTTGACTTTATAGACGAGATCAGCGGAGACGTTCTTTGAAAGAAGATTTTCTTCAATTAATTTATTTTGATAATCCACATCAAAAATATTGTGGATGTCAAATATCTGACCAGATTTTAAAGTTAAATCAGTTGTGGGTTCATCAATCCGATTGAATGTAGTTTCGATGATGTCACATTTATTCTTTACTTCGTTAATAATCTCTTTTACCTGAGATGGAATGGATTCACAACAAAGTGTACGAATACGAACTTTCTTAGGGATGTCACTGATGTCAGTTATTAACTTGCCCTTATTGATTTCAATAGTGTAAAATCCATAATCATTTTTTAATTCATAGTGTTTATAGATCTTTCTCTTTAGATCCCACATCAAAAATCCGTGTCCTTTGAGTTCTTCACCATGATTTTGTTGAATCATAGATCCGGCATATACAATAATTGGTTTGTTTTCATTATCATCAAACTCTTGTAGAATCTGATGTTTATGAATATCACCCAACATTGCAATATGATGTCCATCAAACAATTCGTTTGTAATAGCACGATTGCTAACAGTATACCCAACGTCAGTAACTGCATTATTTACCGGACCATGAAATAATGCGATATGATGATCAGTCTCGACACGATATTTAGATGGAATATCCTCGTATCTTATGTACTTATCTGGATCATCAAATACACTAAAATTGTTAAATAGTATGTTTTCAAATCTATAAACTTCTGTGTTCTTAAGATAATATAAATTTGAATGGTTTAAACTATCCACGATTGGAGTTAAACAATCTAATCTAGACTTGTTAGCTAACGTAGCGTCATGGTTACCAGCTGTCAAAATAACAGGAACTCTATCAGCGCAGTTTTTCAAAAAATCACTGCCGATCTTAACGCACTCGGGACTCAAATCTGATTTATTATGAAATACATCACCTGCGATAACTAGAATTGCACCAAGTGTCTTGGCTTTATCTAACGCAACATAAAAACGTTCGAATACGGATGTATATTCATCGTGTCTCTTAGTGAGACGAATATGAATATCCGCAATATGCATTACGCAGTTGATCTTTTGGTCTGTATTTTTTAATACAATCATAATTTATTTGTTAATTTATATCTATACAATAGACTTTCATCTATTCTAACACTACTGTTGATGGTTTGCCAAGTTTTTTCGTGACCAATTTCATTTGGATCTTTTCCATCCAATAAAATCAACCGAGCTTCTATATTGTTGGAAAGTAAAAAGTCACAGATTTTCAAACTAGAATCTAAAGCATCATTGTCCAAAAGTACATTAACATATGGTGGTCTGTAATCGATCAACTTCATTTTTAATTTCTTGGACATGGTTTTGCCAAACAAAGGCACTACGTTATATTTTACAGAAAGTGCGTCGAATGGACCTTCTACAATAGTGATGGGTTTAGTAAAATCTGTAAATAACTCAAATCCTATTATATCTTTGCTGCCGTCACACAGTCTATATTTTAACTTACTATTGTAAATATCTCTACCACAATAAAAGTTTAGATTTCCATCTTCATCATAAGAGGGAATGATTACTCTGTTAACAAATGAACCTGATGCACAGTAACCAATGTTATATCTGACGATTTCATGTACAGTTAAATTGCGTTTAAGACAATAATTTAAAGCATGTTTATATATAATGTCATTAGTAGACTTACAAAGTGGTTTAAACTCTTCCGGCAAAATTAATGTTTTCTTTTCTTCTGTTACTTCATAATTTATTTTGATTTTATTCTTGCACAAGATCTGATAATAATCAGATGTGGCTTTTAATTTCTTAAGTAACGAAGAAAAACTTTTTCCACTAAATCCACATACCCAACACTGATAATATCCTGTTGTAGTATTAATGTTTAGCTTTCGCTTGTGGTGTTTACAGCTAGGACAAAACACAAGTATTTCAGCTCCACCTTTTTGAACATGTGGTTTTTGCTTAAACAACTTTGAGAGTGTTTCTATGACTGAACTGTTAATCATTTACAGCCAGTATAACGAGTAATTTAAATTAAGTCAATCGATTTAATTTTTATATAAACCTGCTACAACAGCATCGTACATATCGCCATTACGTTCATCCCAATTACCTTTTTTATTTTGTACGGTAAATTTAACAACATCTGGAACTAGTGATTCCAATTCTTGTTTTACAAAATCTTTGGATTTTATTCCTTTAATTCTACACTTACCAAACAGTTGTTTTCTCATAGTATTAACTGATAACAAATTAACTTTCTTTTTAAAATGTTCTTCTATAATATATGCAAAAACAGCATTGTGTCTAGCCAATGTAATAATAACTTGTTGACTAGTAAATCCCCCAGCAAAACCACTAAGAGCTGCTTCTAAATTAATCTGATCAAATTTCTCTATTTCTTTTATCTTTTCTAGAACAGATATAACGTGAAACGTTTTTTCTTTAGTTGTTTCTAATTTTTTGGTATCTACGAAACCAGCAGAAAGAATCTTTCCATTTTCACAGAAAGACCAACCAGTTGTAGATGTCGATGAATCTAATCCTAATATAACCATTTAGAATATATATTAACGGCGGAATGAACCGTTAGTATATTTGTTACTATTAAAACCTTTAACGAATCGTGAAAGTTCTAAAGATCTCTGATCTCCTACATCTTTAAATTGAGTGGCACCGAATGAAGCATTCAATCTAAAACCTGGATCTTTAGTATATAATGCATCTTGAAGTGATGATTGACCATTCCAATTTGTAGAAATTTTATTAACTCCGGTAGTCAAAACTGGACCATTAGATGTATTATCACTATATTTTAAATACTTATCGTTAAAATTTTCTTTTGGCTTATTTGGATATGGTCCAGCTACTTGGAATCCTGGATTAATCGTTGACAATGTAGATTGTATACTGCCATTTCCAGCGTCTAACATCGTATTGCCCGTCGATCTATATGCGTCAAATGCTCCCCCCGCTTTTTGTCCAGAGAGATATCTGCCAACCAATCCCGTTTTTAGGGATTCACGATTAATTTTTGTATCTAGTGCCATACGAGTCTATTTTATAATAAATATAATTAAGTGTCCCATTTAACTACAATATTAATAGGAATTTCTCCAGTATTTTTAATTGGTTGTGCTAATTTAGCTATAGCTACCAATTCAGCTCCACTATATAATCCAACTGTTGTAATATATGGGGCTAAATATGATCCAGTTGGATCCAACGAACTACTGTAGTTATAACCAAAAAAGTCTTGTTTGATTAATTTTTTATTGGTTTTACCAGTTTTCTGATTTAAAAACGAAATGATGTCATCATACTTATTACGACGGGCTCTTGGATTTAGATAACTTTGATAATTGTTTATAGTCAAGTCTTGGACAAAGTACTTCCAAATTAATGTGCCATCTTGATAATTAGCTGTTCCATCGTTATTAACATCAAAATTTAAAACACTACACTTCGACTTAAGTTCATTTGTTAATCTATTCGATGTATAATTGGTATAAGAAGATGAATAGAAATTAAATATAGATTCTTCAATATCACCCGAAACAAAATTATTCCACCATTGTTCAGAGTGGTTAACAGTAATTCTTGTATTAATATATCTTAATATTATATCTAAATTGTTAAAATCAAATGTATCTGTATTAATAACCCCGTAATCAAATAGTGATGATGTAACTGCGGATGGATTAGTAGATACATTAAATTCACCAGGCTCCACGGTACATATATATTGTTTTTCGTGTAAAGTTATTTGGCTTTGGTACTTCATGTACAAGTACGTATTATTTGGATCGGTAGGATCCAATGTCAAATTATTCAATACACTGCCCGTGTTATTTATGATCAATTTATTGGTGTTATAGAATACATTTCCAACTTTGAAATTAGTCTGTAAATCAGACATGTTATAAATGTATGATTTTCCAAATATCTTGTTAGATGCGTATTCATACTCACCTTGTTCATCCACAAATACTATCAAATTGTCGCATGCGCCTGAAAATGCTCCTGAAAGTGGCGAACCATCACAACTTAAACAATCTTCCATTTGTAAGTAAACAAAACTAGAAGTTATTGAACAATCGTCACTTTGATATGATGATGTATAACGATATATTGGATCAAATGCACTTCCGGACTCAGTTATTAATGGTGCCGATAAATAAAAATCATCATTTAATGGAATAGGAGCACCTACTACTAAGTTTTCATCTGAAAGAGATACAGAATAGCCATATGCAGTAAATGGTTTACCCACTTCTTTTCTTTTTGAAATTGGATCGGTAGTCATCTGATAAATTACAGATGAGCTAAATATTTTTCCATCTACAATAGATTCAGTTATTTTGTAAAGTAAACTTTGTCCACAATATGTTGATTCTCCAAAGTCATACTGATTAAATGTTTTGTCATAATAATCAATAGAATTTGAAATAAATAACGAACTAAATGGGAAATATGGTTTAGGAGAACCTATTAATACTTTCTTGTTGAAAACAGATACAGAGTATCCAAATAAATTGTCTTTAAATGTTACTTCGTCTCCGTACAATTTAGTTATTAATCGAAATCCACAATTAATATCTTTTGGACACTGTTCGTTATTATAAATATATACAGATCCACGTTGTCTTAAAACGTTTGATCCTGAATATTCCCAGTATACTAAATCATTTGGAGCACCAACTGCCAAAATAGTATCATATAGTGAAACCGCATATCCATATCGCGTATTGTTTTGACTTCCACTTGGAATTAATTCGAAATTTGTATTTTGTATCGTATAATATTGTGAACTTGTATTTTGAGATAATACTTGACTTAATTTCCAATTATTTGAAGATCCCGAATTAAAAAATAAATAGACATTAGATTGAGATAATTGATTGCTTCCAACTACTAATGTGTTTTCATTTTTTTTGTCCAAAGAAATTGAATATCCGAATCCATATTGATTTGGATAGTTAACAGTGCTACAGCTTAATATTGTTTGAAAAGAATAAGTACAATCAGCATCTGTGTATTTGTATATATAAACAGCTCCTCGGCCATTATTATATCCAGGCGATCCGACTGCTAAGTAGTTATTGGTAATTGACACCGATGTCCCAAACTTATCGGAAATAGATCCCGTAATACTACAAAAAGGAATATCACTTATGTTATACTGATCGACACTTATCGAATTTTGATCTGAAGATGGAACGATCCCATTTATTGGATCGAATACATAATTTGGATTTATCTTGAATACGTCTACACACGCAAAATTATTTGAATTTCCCAAGTAAAAACTAGATGAAATTCCTGTATCGCCTACTGCTAAAAAGTATGTGGATAAATCAACTGCAGATCCATAATTTGACTGATTAACTTTTATATTGTCCGTTTCAACAACTATAAAATTACAATTTGAAAGAGCGTCATTCTTAGATCCACTTTCGATTATAAAAGAAGCGGTTAATGCAGCGCTAGAACTTTGTTCGGTATAATAAGGAACTAACGTTCCATTTTCAGGATAAATTCTTTTTTTAAGTATCTTAGAAACAGAATAATTTGATTTAAAGTTATCTTTTTTAATCAAAAAAACTTGACCCACTCTACTAAAACCTTCGCACGATGTGTATGTACTTGATGGGGGATTTCCTATAGCAACAAGATCTCCGTTGGTAACTACCACACTTCCGTAATTTTGGTTATATATATTTTCCAAATTCATATTTTATATACTTATGTAGAAATCGAACCATAATACAAATATTGTCCTAAACCTGTAATTCCATAGTTAACTACGCTTTGTGTATTATTAGTATATACTTCGAAATCGTTGATAAAATAGGATCCAGATAAATATAAATTATTTAATCCGTCATCTAAAATATCAGCTACTATATCACCAGTTTGGTTGTTTATTATTACACTTAATGGTCCGATTTTATCTCCGCTCTGAGTTACGTTTAATGTATAACTTACAAATTTGTCATCCAAATTCAATTCAGCTCTAGATGTATCATAACCATCAAATCCAAAAATGTTATATGCATTATTGTAATTATTATAATACATTTTTTTGATAGTATTATAAACTTGACCTTGATAAGTTCCGTCTAAATTAGTTGGATTGTCTTGTGCATTATAAAATTGACTTCCAACTGGATAAAAAACCGAGCTAGATGGGATTTTTATTCCCAATTGAAATTGTGGATTATTCGGATCATTTATTGGTGAACAAGCTAAAAATCCATTATCATTTACAATCGATCCATCGCAATTTTGATTGTTATTGACGGTAGCAAATGATCCTGTAGATAATGAGTTAAAATTATAGTCACAATCTTCCAAAGGAATAATCAAAGGAAAATTATACGTTCCATCACTTGCCAATAACAAATCTGAAAAGATGTTATTAGCAACTTTCGATTTTGCCACTGCGAACGTAGTGATTTGTATGTCTTGATTTTTGAGAAACTTAATCATCCCAATATAAATAGGAAGATTTAAACTTATTTAGATTAAAAATCAATACGACACTTAATTAACAATTCATTGTCAAAAGACTTTTGAGTTGGTCTGCTTAATTTGCCAACGGCTAATAATTCATTATTAGAATCATACAATCCAATCGTAGTAATATATGTACGGGGATTGCTAATCAACTCTGGATAAATAATGGTGCCTTTTGTTTGTCCGTCTGTACCATCAGATACAAATGTTGGATTGTTGCTATAATTAAATTCTTTATTTTTAACTCTAATAAAGTAGTTTGTAGAAGGTACAAATTCCGACTTACGTACCGCCATATTTTTATTAGACATCTTAAGACTTAAGAAGAATTTACGTAACCAATTTCTCCAATAACTTTCCCAGTTTACTGAATATTGATTGGATGTTCTAGCACTTGTTATTTCAGGTGGATTTCCTGTAATACCAACTTTTGCATCTAACTTTAGAGCGTTCAATACAACAATGCCATTTGTTGGATAAAATAACCCTATACCTTCGTAAACAGCAGAAACAGTTCCGTTTTTAGTATATGGTGTAGGAACTCCGTTTATAATTGATCCTGAGATCATGTTATAAACATTTTGTTGAGTGTTAACAACTTGTGAATCATCAATATATGAAAATTGACCAAGTGCTCCACTAAAATTCAATTGAATTTGACCCGGATCGATTTGATCTTGGAACTTATCAGCTACGTAATTTAATACGAAAATGGCTGAACTATCTGTTGGCGAATCGACACTACCAGATGCAAAACTGAAGAATGTATCGCCTGGTTGTAACAATGTGTTTTTATATTGACTATAAATTATTTTTGTTTCGTTAGTGTAGACTTTTGCTGTAGATTGACCTGTCCAGTCAAAATAGCTACTGCCTGAATTATAATAATCTCCATAAGCAACTGCAAAATATTGGTCTCCTCCACTGTATATATCAATATAATATTGTCCATTTCGTACATCGAACGGACTTGATCCTGTCATTACGTTTGCTTGTGCGGATGATGTTGTGAAAGATGATTGAGCTACTGTCAAACTACCAGTACCAAACATACCCGATGATACTTGGTTAATTCTTCCTGCTACTATATCGTCTGGAGTAAATGGTGTGAATATCATATATTATTAAGTTGTGGTAGGAACACTGATAGTTACGTTGATTGCAGAACTTCCACCGCTTTCGTTTCCAATTATGGTGATGTTAGTTGTAGTTGTCTTAGACAATGAACTGTTTGGAATAAATCTAAACTTATTACCTATCACAACTTGAGAAGCTTGAGAAGCTAAATCTCCTGTAAATGATGGAATCGTTGCGGATGTAGAATTCAAACTATTGGTTTCAGTGACTACTAGTGTACCAACATTTTTATTTGCCAAAATTGCTGTGTATCCAAGAGTCACATTATAAACTGGAGTTGTATTTGGAATAATGTCAATTGCAGCTGTATAAGTACGTGGTACAGAAATTACCGGAGGTGCAATGGTTATTGTTGGCACTGATGTAACACCATCGTTTAAAGTAACCAATTTATACTTCATTGTTTGCGACTCATCTGTGATAGGTTCCATTATAGGAGTATTACGAATAGCAATATCGTAGTAAGCACTACCCATTGGATGGTTTGGGTTAAATTGAGTATAATCTATTTCGTCATCAGCTAGAGCGAATGCTGTAATGTTCAGCCCACCTGTTTTTGCCAATACTTCACGACCTTTTTTGGTCAATATCGCGTTAACAGTGAGAACGTTATTATTAAGGTATGCCATATACTAAATAATTATCAGTTGTTTTAGGTTTTTAATCAAAAATTATATTATAAATTCATAATATACATATTCATACTAGCACTGGTACACGTAGAACATGTTAGTGGTTGTTGTATAAACAAACTGTTTGGTAATCCAACTGATCCAGTTAATGTTCCATATTTAGGGAAATTGTCACTTTCAATATCTACAGATAGATATCCTGGTATTGTTATAATAGGAGATGATCCATTAGGTAAACCTTTACGGTTAACTGTTGTGGTATAATCATTTTGACCTTTAGTATAAGTATAATATGTGAGTTGACCAGGAGACACGGATTTTATTCCGTTAGTTATACGATAAAAAGATCCAGATACAGCTTGATATTTAGCTCTGCTTCCCACACGAACAAATTTGCTTAAGTGTCTTTGTGAATATCCACTATTCATGTCTCCACGATAAATATTCTTTAATGACGTACTTCCTGTAATCTGATTGTTCAATTGACCAGAACCAGATCCAATTGATTGTACGGCGTAATAACTTGATGTAAAAGTTACAACTTTTCCGTTGTCATTTCTAGACTGATAATAATCATTTTCAGGATAAATAACAGTATCTCTAACACTATATCCGTTCTTTTCTACATTAATATACTTTCCATATTTAGCAAATATAAAATCTCTATTGTCAATTTTATCTTTAATTTCAAATCTGGAAAAATTATAAGTATCTCTGTCCGTATCAATACCATTGATAACATCTACGTTTATTAAAGTATTACTTGATGAGTAATCTGTGTTAATTAACGTAGGAGTAAAAAATGGTTTGATTTCATATGACATTAAACTAGATGGATTATTTGGATCCAACGGTGTAAAGTCGGCATCTTTATAATTAAATTTTACACGTTCAAATATAGATGGTTCTAATAATAAACCAGTTTTTAATGTACTACGTGAAGGGGTTAAATTTTTAACAAAGTCAAATATAGAAAAATCAATATAGAATTTATATGTGCTATAATATTCCTGTGGATAAATATATTTTTTATTAGCAGCAGCAAATTCAGCTTGTCTTAACTTTAATTCTGGATAATTTCTTGATGTTAAGTATTTAGGATCGCCAATTATATCGGCTATACCTTCTTTTCCTAAAAAGTCTTCTATATTTTCATTCAAATATCTGTATGGGGAAATATAGTAACCTACCAAATTAGAATCACTTCCAATTATATCTGTTGTATACGTAGAATATCCGTATGGTACCAAATTAGAACTTACATCTTGAGTTATCTTATTTATATTAGCATTATCTTTATAGTTTGGCCCAAATCTATTTGAATTAATAGCTTGTTTTACATTAAATTTTTCAAATTGGTATGGGAAAATATCTGCCAATATTGTATCGCAAATAGGAGCGCCACATACAACTGGAGTTCTTTGAAAATTATAAGCGTAAAAATTGGTTTTATATCTATTATTTTGATTTGGTATAATAGCTGGAGAACCCCATAAATTTACAGGTGTATCGAAGCTCCATAAATAATACATATTTTCATATACCAAAGACTTTTCAGGTATAGAAATAGAATTTAAGTTATAAGAATGTTCTTGGAAATCTTCATCACTCAATGCGTATTTTTGAACTTTTATCTTATCAATGTTTCCGTAGAATTGAACAGATGAAGAGAAATTTCCAACATAATAACTTCCGGATGAAAAATATTGATTTTGATCATACAATATTGTCTTATTTTTCTTATCTGTGAAATTAAGTTGACTTCCGTAATATTGATTTACACTCAATGTATACGTATGTGGAACATATTTTTCAGCGGCAGATGAACTTAAAGATCTGGTTTGATTATACGATTGAGTAATAATTGGCAACGAATCGAAAATAATACTGTCATTTGGTTGTTTTCTCAACATGAAAGTATAAAAATCTCCATTGAAATAAGGCATCTCTATACTCTCAATACTAGACGTAAATTTTACAGATCCAGTAGGACATAGTTCAAAAACCAATTTTGCAGATTCTTTTTGTTTGGTTTTATACAAATAGATTTGCCAGTCTAAGTTTTTGTTTCTTGTCTTTTTAATCAACGGGATTTTATCTTTGTAATTATACTTGTTCCATTCATTGGATCTGAATGTCATTTCTACAGTTGATATACCCGTAAATCTTTCTATTACGGATCTTGTCAACTGCGTTGATGGATACATACTTCCACTATAACTTCCACTGGAATATTGTTGAGCATCAAAGTATTTATATTCACTACTGGTAAAATTAAAATTTATATATTGATCTTTACCATACTTGGTAGCATAGATTATATCATCAAAATCATAATAAACGTTTCTGTTTATCAAAACATTTGGGCTACTATATTCTACAACGTTTATCAAATCTGAAGATACTCCGAAAATTGATCTTATTAGATTAAATGATGTAGATGTTCCCTTGGTTTTATAAATGTAACTTAAATTATTTGTGATTCTGTTGAATATAGATTTTGCGTAATCAAAATATGAAGACGACAAACTGCCAGTCATCTGTGTGTTATTAAACAATAATTGATTTATATCACTTTTATTAAACTTGAAATTAGTTACATCCCAGTTAAAGTTATTTAACAACTCTTCTATATAATTTTTTGGATAACTATTTCCATCATCCCAACTTATAGGATATGCCTTTGGAAATTTTTTAACAAATACCAAAATGTTATCAAAGAAATGACCTACCATTGCGGTAAATTTTAAATAATCTGCATTAGATTCTTCGGTTTTAATATATTCCGGCAATTGATAAAATAAAGAATTATAATTGCTCTTATCAAAACTAACACCGTCTTCTATTTTTTGGTCTATACTAGAAGTGTAATAGAACAAATAAGATTCATACTCGTCAAAACTATCTAACAACGAAATCTGTTCATTTGTGATCGTTTTTACTTGATTTGAGTAAGAAGCAGAAATCGAACTGTTATCCGTAGAAGAAGCCTGATTTTTTGCTTGATTCTTTGAAACTTCATACGAATTATATTTTGATATTTTACTCTTAGCAATTTTGGTTCTTAATTCGGCTGAAGAAAAGTTGATGAAATTATTAAAATCGTCATAATTGATCAACAAATCGTTTATTTTTTGTTGTAATCTTGATTTAGCAGCAAACAATGTATTAGTATCTAACGCTTTAAATTTATCATTGGTTGGATTAACAGTAGGAGTTGCTACTGTAAAGTTCACGCCATTTAAATAAACTTTTCGTGAAACTGGAGCTGTATAAAGATTAACTTTAAAATATAAAGGTGAAAGAGAAATATTAGAAATCCAACATGTATCTTTCAACGAATATTGTGATGGCAATGGACTATCCAATTTAATTTGTACATTTACACGACCGTCAACAACATTAAGATAGCTAGTATGGGTTAATATCTTGATTAAATTGCCATTATCAAAGTTCAATGAGTTTTTATAGAATCCGTAAAACTTCTGACTATAATCAGTTAATAATTCTGTTATTTTTGGTTGTAGCCAGTAATTGTACGCAACTTGAACAAACATATTTACTGTTTCAACCAAGTCGGCATCGGTCAGTGTTGTTCTTTGTAGTATTGCGTCCTGGCTAACTTTAGCCACTATCAATGATATTGCATCTAAAATTTCATTGCTTGAAAATTCAACTTCGTTATAAGTGTAAATAAAGTTTTTAATTTGTTCAGCTATACCCGAAAACTTTACATTTTGACTAATAACTGAATCCGGATCATTTGATAAATTTACAATTTTATTGTATCCCACGTAAACAGAATTAATAAACTCTTGAAGTTCAGCTGAAGATTTAAATCCTAAGAACTGAGCATATTTCAAATAGTTGAAATTTTCAGAATTCACGTTAAATGATTCGTCAACTGGATTTCGGTCTATTATTGGAATTATCTCATCTATTATTTGTAAAAATACAAACTTCTTGTCTGCGAACGCAGAAATCTTTACAGAGTCTAATCTATTAACTTCATTTAAATTTGGATTAAATGCATAAGATAATCTTATTTCCGTTCTACTTGGTGAGATTTCTTTTATGAATAATCTGTTTGTGGTATTACCCGCAATATTTTTAATTGGGTTATACAAAACATAATATAAACCAGGGCTTAATTCGTCAAATTTAAGATCAAATTGCGTATGCAATAATAATTCATTTCCATACAAAGCATAATTTGTAAATGGATTTGCAACTGTATATGAACGTTGTACGTTATTAACATCTCTGTATGTTGATTGTACGATACTAAAAGTTGTCTTTGGAATTACTCTGTTGAAAAGAATTGGTTCTTGATTGCTATTATAAATGCTGAGTTCTAATATATCATCGTTTGAATCTCCAAAAAATTTCTCAGAATTCAAAATTTGTTGTTCATACAAAGATTGTAAATCTTGAGGCAAATACGAAGCACTTACTATACCGTTGGTAAGATCTAGTTCGTTAATTGTTAAATAATCGTAAGGCATATTATACTAGTGGTAAGAACGGAAAGTCATCTGAAAAGTCGGAAGGAACAGCTCCCTGACCTAACTCTATTCTAAGATTAATGATAGTAGTTTTCAACGCATTGATAACTTGTTTATCATCATTATTCTCATATTTTTCAACCAAATCGTTAACGGTTTGATTTAGAATTCTATTTTCTTCAAGTAGATTGTTGTATTGAGTTAACACTTCGTCAACATTACGTTTTTCTTCTTGTTGAACAGTTTGCAATTCTGTAAATTCAGTAGTATTTGCATCAACTATTTTATTTTCGTTGTATACAAATGTTTTTAATGGTACTTTAACGTAATTAACGTTTCCGTTTACAGACTGAGCTACGGAAAATACCAATTGAACATTTCCAAATGAATCAATATTATTAGTGAAATTTCCAAAATTTTTAAAACTGGAAACTTCATCCGTAGCTACATCATAATTTAATGGTATATTTGCCATGTTATCTTGTTATTTTAAATATCTTTTGAGTATCTGTAATATCTATAGTACCATCGGCATATTCCGATTTTATAAATATTTTCAAATATCTTTCTTGTGGCAATCCAGTGGTTTGCAATTTGAAATAATTTCCTTGATTTGGATCACAGCTTAACTTTGTATATTTATCAAAATTAATTAATACTTCTTCCGATTCAGCGTCTTTAATCATATAATAAGAACTGGTTGGAAGATATTTAGGAGTGACCATTGCTGGTTGTTGATAAGCCTTTTGAAAGTTCTTTAATGGATATCTATCTCTAGCAAACACATAGATCTTAGGAAGACTACCAGCTTTATAAGCGTCTTTTAGATAGTTTAATGTAATTAAATTTTGAATTGATCCTGTAACGGGAGATAAACTTCCGGTATTGAATACACTATCATCCCAGGCTACATCAATATATGGACTATAAATTGTATTAGTTTCTTTACTAAAGAATTGTAATAGGCCATTAGTTGATTGTAATGGAGGAGTTGATATCTCCAATGATGACAACAACATAAGTCCTTGATTTGGAACGCATCCACATAACCATCCTCTTACAATTTGAGTTATGTCCATAGAAACATCACTTTGTTGTCCGTAACTAAATGATTGACTACATATCAAACTTTGATTTGCGAGTGGTGCGTATACAGAAGAACTACAAAACCACTGTGGTTTGTTTGTGTATGTTGCTGGTACATTATAATACCACGTTCCTCCTTGGTTTTGGAAACTAGCACTAGCATAAGATGGATTGGTTAAATAATTAACTTGTTGATAACTATTTGATAT